GGCTCCTTGTGTCTACTTTGAGAACACCAGTGCTATGCAGTGGTCTTTATGTCTCGGAGAAGAAACGATCGGGAGCACACGCGAGGGCGTTGATTGCGTTGTTGTTGTTGACATTGCCTGAAGTATTGACATTCCATGTATTGTTAGAGTTGCCCCTATTGGCCGAACGCAAACGCCTCAATGCTTTGTAGCCTACGTCCCTATATCAGAGCGCTCCTTGAAGTGCTTGATATCAGATTCCCGCCATCGTGTGATATACTCACGGCATTCTATCGTCTTTCCCGCCCAGTATTGTATGCGGCGGCCCGACAGATGGAATACACGCTTTGCTATATCAAGTTCGGCTATCAGAGTGTCACAATCAGCTTTAGCCTGCAGTTGGAGCCTGCTTCTCGATGCCAGGTCTTCAATAGTTGAGACTCTGATCCCGTTAGCAGTTCTGCAGTTTATATAAATGTCCTTGGCAAGCCTTATCAAATCGTCCGTGACTGCGTTCCTGTACTTTGGTATGAATACATTCTCGTTGCAGCATATCTTGACCGTGTAATACGCGAGGTCCATTGCTAAAAGCAACGTCTTCAGCGTCTGATTCTCATTTCTGCGACTTGCGGGTACGCTCACTGATTTATTAACTCCTTTCTAAAGAATAAGTATAGATATATGCCGCCCGAGGTGTCGGGCGGCGATTATCAAGATTAGCAGATTATACAAGCGGGAGCACACGCGAGGGCGTCGACTGCGTAGCTGCCGCCGACATTGCCTGAAGGATTGACATACCAAGCATTGCGAGAGTTGCCCCTAGAGGCCGAACGCAAACGCTGGTATTGAGCTGAAGCATGGTTACTAAGAGCGTACTTGATAAGCTCGGGATAGGTACCATACTGCGCATACTTTGTGCCGGTGCCGTTCAGTTCCTTGTAATACTCCCAGTATGCACCCTCCGACTCGCTGTCGGTTGCCTGAGGGTTGATATACATTTCTTCGAGAGCAGGCAAGAAGAGCTTATCGTAGGTATATTCATAGCCTACACCCTCCGATGTCTTGTCAAAGTTATTCAGAGCTGTCTTGATCTTGGTCTCGTGAAGGATGTGCTTGAAGTCGTCAGAGAAACCTCCGAGGAAGCCTCTGTACTGTGCTGCCTTTGACGGTGCCATATCCCAGACGGTCTGTGGATGCCACCAAGCGCCTGCAGCTGCTTCGGAGTTGAGCCACTGTCTGATGGCTGACTTTGACCATCTGTTGTAGCCGTATGCAGTTGTCTGGAAGCCGTTCATTGTTGCGGATGAATAACCTCTCGTGAAAGTTCCGAGGTCTGTACCGTCGTTGCCCGCTGTGAGAGCCACCTGCTCGATCGGTGTTGCGGAAGTGTTGCTTGCATAGGTTGTCATCTTCCAGTTCGCAACTGCAACGTCAGGCCAGTTCTGAGGTCCGCAAAGGAGACCGCCTTCAGGGATCGCATTAGCAAGAGTGAACTGATAATCAGTATTTGCAGTGATATTGCCCCATGTCGTATCACATTTGAAGTGATAAGTGCCGGCTGCGAGTCCTGACGGGCAATGGAGAAGTGCTGCATATCCCGAGAACTGCATAGCAACAGGATCACAATAGTGAGCCTGAAGGACCATGCCCGGGACTACGGTGCCGTCATGCTTCTCAAAGTTGCCGAAAGCGACTACATCCCAAGGGAATGCGTACTTGACGTTGTTCTGATCTGTCCAGCTGTCAACGATCTGATCGCCGATGCTGAAATCTCTTGAAGCATTTCCGCCTCTTACAATCTCTGCGATCTCATTCCAGTCAACATCAGGCAACGAAGCTCCCTGAGCAATAGCCATGCGCTCAAGGATGGTATTCTGATGAACGAGCTGGGCAGCGATCTCCATGATTGATGCGTCGCGTGGAAAGTTTCCTGTTTCTGCTGCCATTTTAATATTCCTCCTTTTTATTCTTCAGGTAGATCAGGATCATAAGTCCAGTTAAGGCCGTTATCTGTCGGATCTCTCCAAAACGTCAGCTTGTGAGCAGCAGAAGCCGCCCATGCAGCTGCCTGTTCTTCGGATATTGCTGCCGCCGTCGCAGAGTCTTCCGCGTCAGCTGCGGATGCCGCCGCTTCGCTTGCAGCTCCTATCGCATCTGCCCTTGCAGACTCAGCTGCGTCTTCGACTTCCCTGAGAAGCGAAATATCAGACTCAGATATAACGCCATTCTCGGTTGAAGCCTTTTCAACTTCGAGCAGGAAGTTGGCAGTACCGACGTCATCTCCGTTCAGTCTGATTCTCAGCTCGCACTCGGTAAGTCCGGATACGGCAGTCATCTGCTCGGTGGTGGTAATGTCAACATAAGTCGTGGCGCCGTGTGATACTTCATAAATGAAGATACAGCTGTCAGGCTTCTGACCTTCGATCGAGACCTCAGCTGCGGCGTCAAGCGTATATGCCAGGCTTCCGTCGAACAGATTGCATCGGAACTTTCTTCCGACGTCATACTGGGAAGCATGCACAACCGGTCTGACTTTTCCCGGAACGAGATTCAAGTTAATGGTTTGCATCTTTTTCCTCCTTTATTTATGTACTTGGTTTTAAGTATCGAACGACGATGCGCGTGACCACGCATGAAACATCTCTCGAGTTAAAAAGGCAGAGCTTTAATCCGTCTGTCGAGGTGCCTGTTGCCATGAACGCCCAGTGATTTATCACACCTGTCTGGCTATCTATGTAATAGACTTCCGCATTGAGAACAGTTACGGCCGTGTCGAATGTATAGACTGAGTTATTCCACGCATTTGCATTGACCGTAACAGATGAAGAAAGATCTATCGTTTCTTCCCAGATCGCTCTTCCGTCTGTCCAGTAGCCGACTATCTGCGGAGTTGACGAATATTTATGAGGCAGGATTACGGCTCCGTTATTTGGGACGTCTTGCACTTTGATGTGACCATTTCCGCCCACAAAGAGCTGGTCATCATCATCAGGGAATCCGTTAACGCCAAGCGAGTTCTTATCGACATCGACGAAGGCTGGCGGGATGCCCTTTCCTACCGGGATAACATATACCGTCGGAGTTAAAGTCGTGAAGCTGTCTGAAACGCTGACCTCGATCTCCCACTCATCCGTATAGTCGAGTGAGAGTGTCGTCGGTGTGTTATCCGTGACAGGGTTTGGGCCGATCCAGGAGCCTCCGACCTTCCTATGTCTCTCGGAGATCGCCATTGAACTGCCCGTGACAGTTGATATCGTTCCATCTACCGTCAGGACCGTATTTGTTTCAAAGCCGTTTACACGCTCGGCAGTGCAGTCAGCTGACGGAGCTGCCCAGGGCGTGATAACGATGGTCGCCGTAGCCGTTGCAGTATTGCCACGGCTGTCCGTTGTTGTTACAGTCGCAACGAATGTGCCTGAGTACGGTGGCTTGACGATGTCCAGGTATCGATCACTCGTGATGTCATAATTTACGCCGTTGAAGTTGATTACATAGCTCGATATGCTCGCGCCCTTCAAGGCCGTGGATGCAGCCGTGATGATATGCAGCGTTGACTGTCCCTGAACTATTATCTGGTCATCTCCGGTTACTCCGGAGACAGCCGAGTTGGTATCCTCAAACGTGACCGCGCCCGCCTGTGGAGCTGCGTTCACAATGCTCATGGTTATAGCTTTTTCGGAGTGGTATTCCGTGCTAACGCCCGATACCGTTAAGGTCGATTTAAGGTCAACCGTAACGGCAAGACTATTGCTATTCGGGCAGGCCGCTCTTAATGCCGTGCGGTAATCGGTAAGGTCAAAGGTGTATGAACCGCCGCTACCGTCAAGCTCCGAAGACCAATCCGTCGCTTCCTGCGTAACGCCGTCTGCGTTTAACCACTTCAAACGAACGAAGATGTCTGACACCATATCACCCGCGGGGTTAGTGTAAACAACCGTCGGGTTTCCTTCATCGTCAAAGTCTGTGGCCGAGCTTATAAGCGCGTAACGGTTTATTTTGTCGAGTGCATAGGTCTTTGAACCCGTGCAGTTTACCGAAGCCGAATAGATAGCCGCTTTAACCGACATCGAAACGGACTTTGAGCCGTCTTCGCTGTGCGCTATTGTTATGGTTCCTGACTCGCTATATCCGCCACTACCACGCATGTTGAAGCGGGATTTTGTGTTCAAAACCGTCTTACCGCCGATAACAACGGTAACGGGACCTGCTTGAACATAATAACCGCTCGACATTGTGCCGTTCGATTTCAGCGTCCACTTAATTGTGCTTGTATTGTTTGCAATGCTTTGCGACTGAATAGACCACGACAAGTTCAAGCCAATAGTGCCGTGGCTACTCGTACTATATTTGTTTGTGCTAAAATTTCCGCTCGAAGCCATATCACACCGCCTTTACAATAGCAATACCATTATTCGTACTATTCTGAAGCGGAACGAACCTAATCTTGCCTCCGAAGGATGCTTCATTCTCGACTACTGCATTTTTCATGTGAAATTCATTCTTCTTTGTCCAGAATATCGCAGAAGTATCCTTATGATCCTTATCCGAGTATCCGGTCATACCGTTCTTGTCAAAGACTACGGAAGGCGTCACGCCTCCGACCGCTTCGCCGAAGAATTCCATGCCGTTTGTGTCGATGGTTCCGATCGTGACGTTCTGGGAGTTCTTGATGAGCATCTTTCCATCCTGATCCTCATATCCGCCCAGAGTGATAGTCGCACCCGTGAACATGGTCGCTGACAGGTTGATGATCTTGGCCAGGCTCGCATTGAGCGTTCCTGTCGTAATCATGTCAGCGTTTATGCGTCCGTCAGCTGTCAGAGCAGTACGGTAATCGTCGGAGGCATAGCTGTTTGCAAAGCCCAGGCCTCCGAGGTTCCATCTCCATACCCTGTTGCATCTCGCATCGTTGATATCGGGATAGTTGACCACTAAGAGCTCGTCAGGGCTCCCGTCGCCGTCAGAATCGTGAAGGATGACGTATCCGCCCGCATTGCCCGTGATAAGAGCTGAAGCGTAGCTGATGGCGTCTGCCATAGCCGTGCTGTCAACAGTATCGACTTCTGACCAGTCGTCTTCGCTGAAGACCTGACCTGTCTTCTTCGCAGTATTGCAGTAGAAGATCTTCTCTTCATTTATCCAGATATCGTTGACATCATACGGAGGCACCGGAGTTGTGGTGAATACTCTCTTCTTCGAGTTTGCCACTGCCAGTGCAGAAGCAGCTGTTGCTTCCACGTCCGCAATAGCCTCGTTATTGTCGAGAAGATCCGAGAGCGTAGTCTTCGCATCGCCGAACTCGGTTTCAACATAACGCTCCTGTAAAACATC